AGTGAGTGTGTCTACCATCGGGCGATGGAGGTGTTGTTGAGAAAGCAAGGTGTACAATACGAGAGTGAACGCATTGTACCCATTGTGTTCGCAGGACACACGATAGGCAACTTGAGGAGCGACATCATCGTCGACGGTGGAGTGGTGTTGGAGTTCAAGTCTGTTCGGGCGTTGACGGACGCCGCGGCGCTTCAGACGCGTAACTATCTTCGTCTGACTGGTCTGTCCCTTGGCTATCTGATAAATTTTGGTCATCATGGTCTTGAAGTTGTGAGAATAGAAGCATCATCGGAAACGCCTTCGCCATGACCATGTAGCTCTTCTGTGATTCCCTTCTGTATTGTTCGGGGTCTTTGAGACCTTCCTCGAGGATGTACCTGATTCGGTCGAGGTGGAACACGGCTTCTTTAATGCAGTAGTCCATTGTCGTGTAATTAATAACCCCACGAGTTCTTTAAACTTACACCGTTGGGATGAACTCCCACCTAAGGTCCTGACATATCTTTTTCCATATGACGTCCTGTTGGTACAGTTTTTCCTTGGACTTCAGGAGGGGAAAATACTGGAGGTAGTCATCCTCCGAGAGCAACTGACAAAACTTATAGAGGACGTAGCTGTAGGACAAGAAATTTTTGCGGTCCTTCGGGCAGTTGTCGTCGAACGGTTTTTGAATCTGTATGAACATCATGCGCAACCTCTCTTCCAGCTGTTGTGGCATCTTCGGTGGTTTGATGCCGTTCAGGAGGTTCGTGATGTACGGTGTGTGTTCGTAGTACTTGTTGTATTTCAACTTTTTCAACAACCCCCTGACTTTGGTGTGTGTTATTTCACTCATCTTTTTGATTTTCATCTTTTTCAATTCCCCCCTGAGCTGTTCGACGACCTCGTGAGGAATGGTCGTGCTCTCTTGGGCTTGGAACTGCGACAGCCACTCGTTGAAGTGGTTCTCCCTCTTGTAGCTGTAGTTGATGATTTTCGACGTCTCCTGTTCCTCCTTGTACGTCAACTCGTCTGAAATCAAGTGCATGAGGACCACCCCACACCCGTCGCACACCAGCTCGCTCGTGTCGTGGCAGTGGATGACGTTGCTCTTTCCCTCGCACGCTTCGCACGTGTCTGTGCGTCTGCTCTCCGTCTTCCTCGCCAAGGGTTGGTTCTCCACTTCGATGAGATAGTCCGTGTACAGACTCCCCCGAGCCAACCCGGCGGTCTCTTTGGCGTTGAAGACGTTGTCCGTGTTGGTGGTGGTCTCCCGCTCTTCTTCGGCGTATTCGTTCATATAGGGCATGCACTTGATGATGTAGTGGCTCATCTCCTCCTCATACACCGCCTTCTTCGATGGGTTCCTCTGTATCATAGAGTTCCACTCATCGATTTTATTATTGAAGCGACTTAAAAAATTGCCCTCCATAATTATGTAAATGCCTAATTTTTTAACTAACGTTTTAATTTGGGCGTACGGCGCGTACAAACGCGCGTTCAGCATCCGCGACTACACCGTCTCTCGCGTCTTCTTGGAGTACTACGTCGACCCGGAGCGCAAGTACGAAATCTGCGACAAGTTCTGGGCCGGTGAAGAGAAGTACTGGGAAGACGAACACGAGTTCTACATCGACGTGACCCGCACGAATTTCCGCGACACCGAAATCCCCCAGAACGTCACGAAGACCGTCTGTCGCGTCCATTACTGGTACAACGACCAGGTCTACAAACACTGCACGTACGACCTCGATTTCCAGTGGCCACCGCCACCGCCGCCGTCTGGTGGCATGCAGTTCACCCTCCCCATCGTTCGCGCCGTGCTCGTGGACGAGGACGACAAACCCAAGAGGGACGTCACGAAAAAAATCAAGAGCTACGCCGGCCCTCGTGGTGATTTCCACGGCGAATCGGTGCGCCTCGCGGACCTTCTGTATTACGACGAAGACACGTTGGAAAAGGAGTATCCAAAACTTCAAATTACAAACGCCCTCGGGGTGAAGACGACGGTGTCCACCGTCGATGGCTACACCACGGATTTGGTGGCTAAGTAAAACTTCAACTGGCCCAAGTTGGCCACGTTGTATTGTAATATCAAGAACTCACTCTCTTGCAACAACTGCACCGACGCGCACATCCCCGTCGCCTTCGTGAATATGTTCAGGTACTTGAGCGAAAACACCCCAGAGATGGTCTCTGGAACCTCTTCGACGGTTTCGATGATCGTTTCTTGATTGGCGAAATCGCCCTCGCACGTGAGGGTCATCAGATTCTTGTGTCGCGCGATGGCCATGTCCGTGCCTATGTTGGCCATGTCTCGACATATCCTCTGAAAGTCCGCGCTCTGCATGGTGGTCATGCACGCGCACTTGAGTTCTGGGACTTCTATCCTGTGTTCGTCGATGTCCAGGAGCTTGAGTTGAAACTTCGACTTGGTCTTCTTCGCTTCGCTGAGGATTTCAATGTTCATGAACTCCTTGGAGTTTATGGAGATGGTGAGGATGTCGTTGTTCGTGATGCTCTTCAAGAGTTTGAACGTGTTGGCGATGTTGATGCCTGCGATGACCCCACCCTCCTCTGGACACTCGTATTCCTCGAAGTTGTCGGCGGAGAGCTGAAGGTCGACGAGACTCGTGCGCGCGGTGTCTAAGGTGACGATGGAGACCCCTTTCGGTGTGAAATAGACGTTGACATCGTTGAGGATTTCTTTAAGTACCTCACAGACCGATTTCACAGCGGTGGATTGTATGGTCACCAGGCGCATCTTTGGTTTGTATAACAAACGTGCTAATTCTTTATTTGATTGAAGGCGTCGTTCACGCTTCGGTTGATTTTCGCTTCGAGTTCTGGCGTCATCGCCGGTTGAAGGGTGGAGCCGTAGCTGTCGAGTTCGAACGCCCCGCCTCCGTTCCTGACCACGTCGTCGTCGTCCAGGGAGGTCATGCCACACGAGAACGCCCCCATGTCTTCGAACGACACCTCCTCGTTCGGGAGGAGGGACATGAGCCACGCCTTGATTTCCGAACCCACCAGGATTTTCCCATTCTTCGTGAGCATCGTGGGGACGCGCGTGATTTTCTGTCTGTATTCAGGAGGAATCCCCTGTCTGTTGACGTCGTGATAGCGCACGAGCTGTTTCAACTGCGGTCGTGCCCGGACGAAATCGATGAGCTCCCTGCTGTGTTGACACTTCTCACTGAATATCAGTAAAGACATCTCTAACTACCTACTTTACAGAAGATTATTTTCTCTAAAAATATTAACGCAAGCATGCTCTTATTACTCATCATCTTGGCCGCGGCCATGGCTTGGTGGTTCATGACACAGAGTGAAAAGGAAAAATACACCCTCGATGACCCGAAGTACGACACGTCGTCCTACACCGAGGCCGAAGCCGTGGTGGGCCACGACCTGATGGAAAAGCTCGTCCTCACGACGAACGAAGAAATCACCAGACGCACCGACGACTGCTCGTACATCATCGAGACCACCGCGTTGAAGCGTTTCGTGAAGGATGGCAGCCCGGACGTGTACAAGTGCATGTTCATGTGCGCCCGCACCAAGGGTTTCGCCTACGGCTTCTCCGTGGTGTCCACCCTCTCCGTGCGAGGCGACGACGTCAAGGTGCTCTCTTTGCGCACGCAACCGCTGAACGTGGACCCGCCCTCGGACGTCAGACCGTACGTGCAGGACGTGGCCAAGGAGTTCTTGGACTTTGAGCTCGTCAAGGAGAAGTCGACGCCCACGGTGGGTGAGTTAGATGCGGCGAAAGAAAACCTTCGATAAATTTTAGATGCCGATAGACATCAATGAGGTGCGGAAACTCGATGTGAAACGCAAAGAGATACGCAAAGAGATATATACACGCATTTACGAGCAGTTCGAGCGAAAGATTCGTCAACAGGTGGAGCTCGGACGGGACAAGTACATCTTCCTTCGCGTGCCCTCCTACGTCATAGGGTATCCGAAGTTCGACCGCGAGGCCGCGGCGCGGTACTTGGTCAGGCAGTTCGCGCGCAGTGGGTTCGAGGCGCAACACGTGGGTGAGGTGGACGTGTTCGTGTCGTGGCGCCCCAAACCCAAATCTGGAAGGCAGCAGCAACAGCGGCAGCAACAGGAGAAAGAGGTGGAACTCCCAGTGGAGTTCCCGACCTTGATGAATTTGAAAAAAGCGGCGAGTGCGTACAAGGCGGGGTAAAATTATTTCAGCCCAATGTAATATGGACGTGCTCGTCGAAGCGAAGAAGGAATACCTCGGTCAGTTGTGCATCATCATGGTGCCTGCCATGATCGAGACGTTTGAAAACATGTACAAGGAGTCCGTCGCGATGTGCAAGGGGAAGAAGGTGCTCATCCAGTTTCAAAAACTACTCAAGGAGGTGCCTAACTGGTCCAACGCCATGTCCAAGCAGCACAGCGACAACATCGCCAACCGGTGTGCGTGGTTCAGCGACCTCCTCGCCGCGGTGTTCGTCGCGTGCACGAAGATTCTCAGCTCGGTGCGTCTCAACAGCAACGGTCAGAAAATCAGTTTGAAACTCCCGGCGACGGAGGTGTTCATTCAGACGTGCTACAACAACATCGCCAAAGACCTCTACAAGGACCCGTACGTGTACCACGAGGAACAGAGTGAATACACGAGGGACGAAACGCTCACCGCGCGCATGAGTGTGTGCATCGAGAACACCGTCAAGGAACTCATTCCCGTGCAACAAATCCTTCAGACCTACATGACCTCCCAAGACGCCAACAAGAACATCGAACTCGGGGACGAGGGCGCGGACCTCGAAGACCCAGAGGAGGTGTACGACGACGAACCGATGCCTGAGCCGGAGCCTGTGGTCGAGGAGCCCGTGGTGGAGCCAGAGCCGGAGCCGGAGACGGTGCCGGAGCCGGAGCCGGAGCCGGAGCCGGAGGTAGAGACCCCACCAGTGGGTCTGGAAAACGAGTTTAAAACCATCCCCGACGTCCCCGCTCAGGAGGAGGAGGAGGAGGACGGCGTCCTCTTCGGCGATGCCCCCGACCGTCGACGATGATAAAAAAGAAAACCTCTGTCTAATGTATGGAACTCAGTGACTACCTACGAGACCCGTTCAGTGCCGCACTCATCGGCGCGGGCATCACGGCGGGATACATTCACCTCAAGGCGCAGCTGAACAACGAAGGCAAGCTGCAACTGGCGCAGTACACGAAGCCGGCGGCGCTCAACGCGATTCTCATTTATTTCATCGTGTCCAACGGTCTCGGTCAACGCGAGACCATTTCCACGGACCCATTTTAATTTCGCTTAAAGATTTTATCGTATAATTACACAGACACAGAGACAGGATGGCTTCTGTTTCGGCGTTTAACGAAATGATGGCAAATTTCCTTGGTGAATTGGGAAAGGCGTTCCCAGAAGAGAAGGGCATCAAGAAGTTTGAAACCTCGTTCGACCTGCTCCGAAAGAGTAACCCACGAAAGATTGTTGAGACGTACATGGCGGGCATCGGCCCCTACGCCGAGCGCATCACCGCGAGAGACGAAACCCTCCTCGACGAGGACATCGGTTTCTTGAAGGACCTGAACATGAAGGCGAACTGGGCCAGTGCGAGTGAGGGCACGCGCGGCGCCATCTTTCAGTACCTGCAAACCCTGTACATGTTGGGCGTGACGATCACGAGCATCCCCGCCGACACGCTGAAGGCCATCGAGGGCCTGGCGCAAGACTGTGCGACGAAGATGCAGGCTGGTGAAGGCGGTGGCGGTGGCATCGACCAGGGCGCCCTCATGAACATGTTAGGCGGTCTGTTGAAAAAATAAACCTCTTGTTATATTAAATGAAACCCTGGTTTGAAGATTTCAAAGAGCTCATTCGTTCCGACGCGGTTTTAAAATTTTGGCCCACGAACGATCAGTCCCCAGCCGAACGCGTGAACGCGACGTCTCGATTCATCATCTACGCCACGTGCATCATCTACCTCATTCGACGCGACCCGCGCATTTTCGTCCTCGGCGCCACCGTCCTCGGTGTCCTCGTGGTCATGTACCGCTCGAACATGGTCAAGACTGGGAACAGCCCGCGCCCGGAGGGGTGCCAGTTGCCCACGAAGGACAACCCCATGGCTAACGTGCTCATGACCGATTACACAGACAACCCCGTCCGCACGTCGGCGTGCATGTTCGACAGTGTCAAGTACCCACAGAGTGCTTCTCGCTACGACAGCGGGCGTTCGCGAACGGCGCATCCGGAGTACCGACGCCGTGCGGCGGAACGACAGTTCGTGTCCATGCCCGTGACTGAAATCCCAGGAGACCAGACGGCCTATGCGGAGTGGCTCTACGGACCGAAGTTGGGTTCCATGTGCAAGGCTGGGGACATGTACGCGTGCGAGCCGAACGCGCGTGGGGTGCAACTCGAGGCGTTCGCTGGAATTGATTCCGATGGAGACCGACGACGATAATTAAAAAATCTCCACTAACATTAATAATGGCTTATCAGCTTCAACCAGGTCTCACCATCGTCGACAACAAGGGTGCCCTCCCGATGCGACGCGCTACGGACGACGTCTTTGTGTACCCTCAGCCGAGCACCTTGAACACCGTCTACGAGGGTCGACCGAACACCATGCTCTACGGCACCGCCCCGCTCATGGCGGGCAAGGGGTCTCCGGCGGAGTACATCGACACGTCCGACCAGTTGCGTCCTCAGAGCACGTCTCGCTTTAACAAACCCCTCGTGCGCACGTACGAGAGAAACCTCTACCCGTTGAACGACATGGCGTGCAAACTTCCAGTGCGCACGATGGCTTTCGAGCCGAGCAGCACGCGCGCGGAAGCTCAAAACGAATTGTTCCAGCAGCGATACGGAAGCAAGAAATAAAAAATATTAGTAATCAGTAAGAATGGCAGACCCCATTTCAATCGCAGCCGTCGCCGCTTTGGTGTACGCCGGGAAAGTGTTGAGCGCACCCTCGCCGACACCGACGCCGGCACCGACCCCGGCACCGACGCCCGTGGTGGTCGAAGATGAGGTGGACGATGATGACGATTTCATCCCGTACAACGAAAGCAAAGTGGAGGTGCCCAGCTTTGGAGACATCGCGCCGCAGAGAAGGACGTCAGGTGGTGAAATCCTGGACATGCGCAATCGTCTCTACGACCAGGGGAAGATGAACAACCTGTCCCCAATCGAAAAGCAAATGGTCGGCCCTGGTTTGGGTTTGGCCCCCGAGGTTCCCGCGGCCGGTGGTTTCCAGCAGCAGTACCGGGTCATGCCGACGAACGTGGGTGAATACAAGCTCACGCAACTCCCCGGACGCACCAACCATGGCTCGGACACGATGGGTGGACGCCGCGGTCTCGTCGGTGAGGTGGCGAAGAACCGTCCGGAACGCACGACGGAGCTCTTCGAGCGTCTCCCGACCGCGCGTGGTCGGGCCCAAGGCATGAGCGCCATCACCCCGAGACAGGAACACGAACGCACGAAGCGCACGACGAACAGGTCGGAGACGGGTCTTCGCACCGATGGTTTGGAAGTCTCCGCTCCGAAGAGGTTCACGTCGGCCATGACCATCGCCCAGGAACCCACCAGGAACAAGAGCGACCTCACTGGCGCGCAGTTCCAGTTCAACGACCGGGTGCAGCCGGGCATTCACAGCTTCCACGGGGCCTACGTGAACTCCGCGGCCGTGAAGGCGGCGCAGGCCAGGGACAACAAGACCCTCATGGAGCTTGGGTTCAGACCGGAAGATAAGCGTGGTCAGGCCAACCGCATGGGCAACCCGGGTCGCATGAACGTGCGAGAGAGCGCCTTGAAACAAGGTGGAAAGTTGACGAGTGTGCGTTCGGACACGACCAGAGTCGATGGTCGCGTGAACCCGATGTCCGGTGGATGGATGCAGCAGTACAAGAACGCGGACTACCACAAGCTGAACCCGTACAAGGGCCAGGCCAACCCGTACGCCACCACGGAGAGTTTAAATAGCACGAAACGACAGCTGGCCAATAACCCATTCGCCCAGAGCTTCTGTTAATTAATACGTGATGATGATAAAAAACACTCATTAAAATTATGTGCCTTAATTTTAATGAAGGTCTACACCTTAGATGTTGACAGTAGTCAGCGCGACCCCTCGGTCCACGCCTACGCCAACAGCTATGTCATCGCACTGGAAAACCCCGTGTACGACGTCGAACGCATCGAACTCGTGTCTGCGCGCGTACCACTGTCTCGACACCTCATCGATGACACGAACAAAACCTTCACCGTTGATGACGTGGACGTGTCCCTCCCCGTGAGAGACTACGCCAACGCCGTGGTCCTTGCCGAGACATTACAGAGTGTCCTGG